GCGAGGATGCTATCCGTGTGACCTTCACGGCAGGCTATCAGGTGGCCCCGCCGCAGCTGGTGCAAGCCGTGATGCTGATGGTCAAGCGCGACTATGACGGCCTGACCGGTGCAGATGCCGTCTCTTACGACAGGGCGATTGATGCGCTGATTTCATCGTGCCGCCTTGGATGGGTGGCGGCATGACAGCGGCGGCCCATCTCGATCGCCGCATCACCCTGCGCCGCAAGACGGCGACCAACACCGCGCTTGGTGTCACCGAGGCTTGGGCTGATCTTGGCACCGTCTGGGCCAGCCGCAAGGACGTGTCGGACGGCGAGAAGATGGCGGCGGGTGGCGTGATGGCGACCCTTGCGGCGCGGTTTGTTGTGCGATCCTCCACCCTCACGCGCGGGCTGACACCGAAGGATGCGCTGATCGAGGGCGGCAGGACGTTCCAGATCATGGGCATCAAGGAATTGGGGCGGCGTGACTTTCTGGAAATCACCGCCGAGGCGAGGGCCGATCTGTGAAAGTGACGGCCAAGGTCATCGGGTTCAAGGAGTTCGAGGCCGCGCTGCAAGAGTTGGACAAGGTAGCAACCCGCAAGACTGTCGCGCGCAACGCCCTGAAAAAGGCAGGCGAGCCTGTCGCGGCAAAGATGCGGTCCTTGGCGCCGGTGGATGATGGTGTGCTGTCTCGCAGCATCGCCGTCAGCACCAAGATCAAAGGCGAGGCGGGCAAGGCTGCTTACGCCCAGACGATGCGAAACACGTCTGGTAACAAGGCCATGGCGGTGAAGGCGATGCGCGATGCGCGGCGCGATGCAAAGGGCACGATGCCGCCGGTGATGATGTTCGTGGGGCCGACGACAGAGGCCTATCAGGCGCATCTGGTGGAGTTCGGAACGGCGCCGCACATCAACGCGGGCAAGTTCGCCGGAACAAAACACCCCGGCACCGCGCCGCAACCGTTTGCGCGGCCTGCGTGGGATGCCACCAGCGGCACCGCGCTGGACCTGATCGGCGACACGCTGAAGGCGGAAATCATGAGGGCCGCCGCACGGCAGGCCAAGCGGAGGGCAAAAGGTGGATGAACTTTCTTCCGTGCGCGTCAAGGTGACCGTCAGCCGCTGGCGGATTTGGGTCTCTCGCTTGTGGCTCTGGGCTATTGTGGCTTCTGAGAAGACCTTGCCCGGTTCCGTCGATCTCGCCTTTGAGAGCGATAGAATGGCCGCGTTTGTCTGCCGTGGCGTGAAGGTCGAGGTAATCAATGGATGAGGCACTTCACGCCCTGCTGATCGGGAACGCGGCTGTGAATGCCCGCATTGCAGGCCGTGCCTTTTGGGGCGTGGCGCAGCAAGGCGGGGCACTGCCTGCGCTGGTGCTGCACGTCATCAGCGGGCGCGATGAGCCTCATCTTGAGGGCACGGATGGGCTGTGGCGCTATCGGGTGCAGATCGACTGCTATGGCCTCGATCGGCCTGCTGCGCGGCTTCTGTCGCGCGACGTGATCGGCCTGCTGAACGGTTACACCGGCGGCGGGTTCAACGCGGTCTTCCTCGACGCCACGCGCGAGGATTTCGAGGATGCGGCGGTCGATCGGCCGACGCGGGTTTCACTGGACTTCAACATCATATGGAGGGGCTGACATGTCTGATGCAGCACTTGGTTACGGCGCAAAGTTCGGCATCAAGGGGCCGAGCACGACCTATGTTTATGTGGCCGAGGTGGTCAGCTTGACGCCTCCGGGCTGGACGCGGGATACCGTCGAGGTGACGCATCTTGAAAGCCCCGACAGCGCCAAGGAATACATCCCCGGCCTGATCGACGCAGGCGAGGCGACCATCACGGTCAACTTCAAGCCCATTCAGGCGGACGTGCTGCTGGCGTCGTTCAACGCGCCGGTTGACGAGTTCCGTGTGCTGTTCCCCGGCGGCACTGTTGCGCTGGATTTCGACGGCATCGTGACCGGCTACGAGATGGGCGATCTGGTGGCCGACGACAAGATGAGCGCGACCTTCACGGTGAAGGCGACCGGCAAGCCCGTTCTGACCACGGTGGTCTGATGGTCAACAAGGTCAAAGGCGAAGTCGCGCTGCAGCATGATGGCGCGACCTATTCGATGCGGTTGGACTTCAACGCGCTGGCCGAGTTCGAGGACTTCCTCGGTGGCGATGCCAACGCGCTCGAGGTCTTGCAAGACCCCAAGCAGCTCAACGCCAAGAAGACGCGGGCGATCTTCTGGTGTGCGCTGCGCCAGTGCCATCCGGACATGACGCAAGAATTGGCGGGCCAGATCCTCTCGGGGAACATGGACAAGCTGGGCGAGGCCATGAGTGCGGCCTTCCCTGATGCCGAACCGGGAAACGTGGCGGCGGGGTAACGGCCCCGCCCAAACTGTCCGGCCTTCTGGTCGATTACGTCGCGGCGGGCTTTGATCCTGCCGCGTTTTGGGGCATCACCCCGCGCCTGTTCGATCTACACATGCAGGGCGCGATCCGGCGCATGGAGCGCGAGGCGCAGGGCGTGAATCTGCAAGCCTACAACACGGCAGCCCTGACCGGGGCTGCTATGGCGGGCAAGCTGCCGAAGTTTGAGACGGTGTTCAGGCCGCGCATCAAGTCCGGCAAGGCACAACCCGCCCAAGTTCTCGAGGCAAATCTGCGGGCGCTGGCCCGTGCATGGGGGGCGACCTGATGGCATCGCAAGAAATCGGCTCGCTCTTCGTCGCGCTAGGCCTCGACAGCGCCGTGTTTACGGCTGGCGTCAAGCGGGTTCAGGGCGTTACCGAAAAACTGCAGAAGAGTTTCAACGGCATCGCCGACAAGGCCGAGGCAATGGGGAAGCGGCTGAGCGTCGTTTCCGGCGCGATGGCGGCTGTCGGGTTGGCGGCTGGTGGCCTCGTGAAGCATACCTCTGATCTGGCATCCGAGATCCGCCGCCAATCTGCGCTGGCCAATGCCAGCACTGACGAGTTCCAGCGCATGGCGGCTGGCGCAAAGCGCGTGGGCGTCGATCAGGACAAGCTGGCCGACATTTTGAAAGACGTGAACGACCGTGTTGGTGACTTCCTCCAAACCGGCGGCGGTCCCATGGCGGACTTTTTCGAGAAGGTCGCGCCGCAGGTTGGCGTGACGGCCGACATGTTCCGGGATTTGTCCGGCCCCGATGCCCTGCAGCTTTACGTCTCGTCGCTGGAAAAGGCGGGTCTGAGCCAGCAGGAGATGACCTTCTATCTCGAGGCCATGGCATCGGACGCCACGGCCCTGATCCCCTTGCTGGCAAGCGGCGGGGCGGAGATGACGCGGCTTGGCGATGCTGCTGCCAAGAGCGGTGCCATCATGTCCACCGGGCTGATCGCGAAATCCAAGGAGTTCAGCGACAAGCTGGCAACGGTGATGACCGCGCTCGAGGGGTTCCGGAACCGGCTGGCCGAGGCGCTGTTGCCGATCATCAACCAGTTCATGGACACCATCATCAGCAAAGGCATCCCCGCACTCGACTCGATGGCGACGGCGATCGAGGGCCTTGCGGGGTGGTTCGGCGGTCTGTCGCAGCCCGTGCAGGAGGCGGCGGCGCTGATCGCTGCGGCCTTGGGCGCAGGCGGGCCGATCCTGCTGGCGGTCAGTGTCATGGCGCGGGCTATCGCAGCACTGATGACCCCGATGGGCGCCATTGGCCTGCTGATCGCAGGGGCGGCGCTGATCTACATGAACTGGGAGCCGATCAAGGCTTTCTTCGTCGGGCTGTGGGACGGTGTGAAATCGGCCACCGTGGCCGCGTGGGAGGCCGTTAAGGTGGCCATCTCGACAGCGGTCACCGGCATCAAGCGGCTGTTTCTGGATTATCACCCTGCCGGGCTGATCTATCAGCACTGGGATGACATTGCGGCTTGGTTCACGGCAACCCTCGGCGCTCTGCCGGGCGTATTCCGTGCGGCGTGGGACAGCATCAAGGCGGTCACCGCGCAGTGGGTTCAGGACTTCCTGACCATCGGCGGCCAGATCGTTGACGGATTAAAGGCTGGCATCCAAGCCAAGTGGGATGAGATGGTGGCTTGGTTCAGCGGATTGGCTGACAGCCTGACCGCCGATTTCAAGAGCTGGTTCGACATTCGATCCCCGTCACGCGTGTTCCGCGAGATCGGCCAGTTCATCACCGAAGGCTTGGGCCTCGGCCTGCAAGACGGTGTTCCGCAGGTTCAGGCCGCGATGTTGGGTGTCTCCGATGCGGTCGGAATCGACGGGGTGGAGGACGGGCTTTTCAAGTTCCGCGATTCCGCGCGCGATGTGTTTTCGCAAGTGGCATTCGAGGGCCGGAAGCTTGGCGATGTGTTGCGCGAGAAGCTTTCGAGCTTTGCCTCGCAGCAGGCAAGCAACCTCTTCACCTCTGGCTTCAACGGGATCTGGGGCGCGCTTGGCCTGCCAACTTTTGCCAACGGGACCAACAACTTTGCGGGCGGTCTTGCGATGGTGAATGAACGCGGTGGCGAAATCATGAACCTGCCGGGCGGGACGCAGATCATCCCGCACGACATCTCGAAGCGCATGGCGGATCGGTCAACGCCGAAACCGCAAAGTGTGGATGTCACGGTTTACATGGACGAAAGCACGGGCCGGTTGGGTGCGTTTGTCGATCAGCGCGCCGGGCGCGTGGCGCGTGCAGCGGTCAAGACCGGATCGGCGGCGGCTGTCGCGGATCACCAGATGCGAAAGGGCCGTTGATGCACGTTGCGTTTCCCTTCCAGCTTTTGAAACAGGCGGCGCAGTTCCGCATCGTTGGGCAATCGCTTTCTGCCGCGCAATCCATTTCCGGGGCCGTGACGGTTGTCCCCGGCCTCGGCGCGCGGTGGCAGGCAAGCGTGGCTTTCATCGCCCACACCGAGGCGCAGTATCTGGCCGCGCGAGGGTTCCTTGCTGCCATGGAAGGCATGCTCGGCACCACCGATGTTCCGGCGCCGTCATGGTTTCGGCCCTTGGATCGCGATGGCAACGTGGTCGGTATGAGCAACACCGGAACCTTCGGTGACGCGCAGGCCATGGAGCACTTCGGCTTTGAAAACGAACCGATTGCCGCAGCCACGTTGGCAGGCGATGCAAGCCTGCGCGCAACGCAACTGCGCGTGGCCTATTCGGACAGCACCGGCTTGCGCCCCGGTCACCGGTTTTCGATTGCCGGAAACCTTTACGAGGTGCAGCTGGCGTGGGTGGATGGCGGCGAAAACGTGTTGCAGATCCAGCCGCCCTTGCGCGCGTCGGCCTTTGCTGGTGACGCGGTGGAAATTCACTTTCCGACCTGCCGGATGCGCCTTGCCGGGGTCGATGAGCAAGTGGCGGATGACACGCCCGTTCCGGCACGGTTTTTCCGGTTGAACTTCATCGAGGCGCTTTGATGGGCGCGCGTGACGATATTCTGGCGATCCCGGATGAGCTGCTTCGGAACGGCAGCATCGCCGAAGCGGTGCTGGTGTTCATGGATTTCGAGGGCGGGGCCAAACGCTGGTGGGCGGGCTTCGGGCCCTTGACCCATGCCGGTTATGACTGGGAGGGCGTCGGCGATCTGATCGGCATTGGCGAGTTGACGACAGACTATCAGATGAGCGCCGATCCCGTGACCTTCACGCTGGCGGCGACGGCAGAAATGATGGCGCTCTGTC